ACCGTTAGGTGCATCAGTCATCAAGAACCAAGCGTCCACATCTGTCAAGTAGTGGTTAACTGCATAGCCTTCTGGGATTAAGCCCATTGACTTGATTGCGTTGATATCGTTATCAGCAGTACCAACACGTAGTGTTGTCTTCATCAAACGCTCGGCTGTAAATTGAAGTTCTTTTGGAACGATCAATTTCTTAGCCAAAACAGCAATCTTTAAGCCACGCTCGTCAATGAAAGACGCGATATCAATGATACCTTGTTCCAATGACGTCTCGTTCAAGTCAGCTTGTGTAGCTGGCGTGTTAGAGAAGTTAGGACCTAAAGCAGTTGGGTGGTTTAGAGCACACAAAGCAACACCGTCACCGCCAGCGTATTGACCGCCAGTGAACGCGTTGTTAAGAACAGAAGCTGCCTTAACTTGCTTAGTGTGAGCCATAGAACGAGCCAAAGCCTTTGTATAACGTGAAGCTAGGCGATCGTAGAGGTTATCTTCGATTGCTTCTTCAGTCATTGAGAAGGCCAATGCGATGGTTTCGTGTGTATAGCGAGCTGTGAAAGATTCTTGTGCTGTGTCATAGTTAACACCGGCACCTTCAGCCTTAACAGGAGCTTGGTCGAAACCAGTCAACATTACTTCTTCTTCGAACGCACGCTCAGAATCTTCAATTTCAAAGATTTCTTCGTGTTCGTTCTCGTAGCGCTTGTATTCCATACCGAATAAAGCGTTCAAGCCTGGTTCTAGTTCTTTAACTAGTTGTGCGCGTGTGATAGCCATTATGCAACTCCTGCAGTTGGACCACGATACAAGTGCTCGTTAATTACAACGATCAAGTTTGCATACGCGGATGTTACGTCATTCTCATCTGGAACAGCTGAGATACCTGTTATCTTAAGGTTTAAGTCAGAAGCCGCACCCAAAGAACCTGTGTTCAACTCTAGGCCTGAAACGCCAGAAGTTGTGCTACCTGCAACAGTTTGAACCAAGTTAGCATTTTGACCAACGCAAGCGTTGCCCGCAACACCAGAAGCTTGAATCAAGAACTGAGCATTAGGATCATCCACTACGAAAGCAACGATGTCATCAGCAACTACCGCACCTGGGTAGTAGTTTTTGAAAGTTGTCTTCTTAGTTGTTGGGTCAGTGTACTGACAACCCAAGAATACGCCCAAAATGTTTGGGGCAGCAGGGGTGTGTTTAACGATATAACCAGTAGACACGCTACCAGATACGCCGAATGTTACGGTATCGCCTTGGAAAATAGCAGTAGTAGTGTTAGACGCGATACGGTACTGTGTACCGCCTTGTGAGTCGTAGTTACTACCTAGCTTGTTCAAAGGACGAAGACCAAAGGCTTTATTTGTATTTGCCATTTGTTACTCCATATAAAATTGATTAAAAGTCATGTTAACTCTCACTTGAATTGCGAGGGCCACCAAAAGAAACACGAGAATTACGCTCGGCCTTATTAATGCGCATACTTGAATGCGCGTTCTCTTTCATCAAATCATTATCTACTGCTGCCAACTGGTCACGTGTACGTCCACGATAGTGAGCATTACGCTCTTCAATCGTTTCCAACGGAATCTTGGCAAGTAATAACCCGCCAATACCTACAACACCTTTGTTACGGCCTTCATCTACTGCAGGCATCGTAGCTTGATACTCTTCTGGCAATTCCTCTAAACGAACTAGCTCGTATCCTTCACGGAGCCGGCTAAACACGTTCTGTTTATCGTCATGGCCTTGAATCTCAGCACGAATCCAGCGATATTTGTAGCCTTCTGGAGGTGGAGGTGCGTCCAAACGTGATGGAGGTGCCCAAGGTTTACGGCGTGCGGCTTTCTCACGAGACTCACCGGCACGATTAGATTTAGTAAATTTTACTTCAGACATTTTGTTACTCCTTTACGTATTTGGCGTATTCCTCTACAGGTACACCTAGTTTTTTAGCAATAGCGACTTGGCTTGGAGAAAGCTTTACGCTGCGGCGTGCACTGTTGTTGACCCCGGAAGACCGGGCTGCAGGCGCCACCGCTTGCACGTTCTGCTTTGGCGCTCTGTTAGTTTGGGCAGAGAATTTCTGCGGAAATTGCCCGCGAATTCTCCGATTTAGCTCATCATAATACTCATCTGACGATCCGTCAAAGCCTTCTGCTTCACGGAGTTGTTTGTCAATACCCCAAGCAGCATAAGTCATAGCATAATCTTGGCCAAACCAAGGGTTAGACTCTGCCCATTCCTCAGCCTTAGAATCAGGGCGCGAGGCTTGCTGGACGGGCTGTTGGAACTGTTGCTGTTGTTGAAATTGTTGTGGTTGAGGAGGTGGTTGTTGGACCGATTGTTGTGGAGCACGCTCCAAATACTGCCCAATTTCACGTTGTTCGTGCATCAAAGACATTAAACGCTCTTGCGCCTCAGTCTCTGTGTCAATGTCGCCTTCTTCACGAGCCTTTTTGATGATTTGCTTAATCGTCATCATCTGTGTTTCCACACGGCTCTTGGCTTCACCCATACGACCAAGGTCAGACTGAGCCACTCGCTGTTCGGCATTTAAATACTTGCTTTGAACACCTTGTGCAAACTCAATAGCGGCTTGCTCGCGTCTTTCAGCTTCACGAAGCTTAGAAGTTAGCTTGTCAATACGCTTCTTAACGCTGTCGCTGTATTCTTTTAGCTCTTCGCCATCCTTTTGATCGGCTTGCGCAGCAGGCTTCTCTTCAGCCCTTGCTTCGTCAAGAGGTTGACCTTCCGTATCACTGCCAAGACCGGCAGTTACAGAGGTTTCTACTAGATTGGCTTCATTGCCGTTGATGTCAACTTCAACACCCTCAACACCTTCGCCAAGATCTAGTTCATACGTCGGATTTTCTACTGTTTGTCCCATTTTCATACTCCTCACATGTGCAGAATGTCTTCTGGATCATTAACAGTGCCTACAATCTCGTCATCGTTTAGGATGCGGACTTCGCCACCATCTATCGTTAGTCTTGCGCCAGCATAGCGACCAAAAATCACCCAATCGCCTTCCTTGCACCAAGGTCCGGTAGGAAATTTGTCCTTATCAGCATAGGCTAAGTCGCCCACTCTTAGAACGTAGCCACACACAGTGGATAACTGTGTCTTTGCTCTGGTCTCTTCTGAAAGGATGATTCCGCCTTTGGATGTCTTAGCACCACGGTACGGCAAAATGGCGATACGCCAGCCTGTTGGCTTAGGAATACGGTCAAGTACAGCTTCGTCCAAGTTCTTTGGATCTAACTCACCATCTTCGGTGTAAGCATCCAAGAGCTCAGGACCGCGAGCTTCCTTTTCCTCTTCCCATTTCTGTTCTAACGCTGTTAACGTCATTTACTTCTCCTCTTGGGGGTTAAAAATCTTCATTACTGCGCTTAAGACGATTTTGAATCGCCTCTTCAATAATTCGGATGCCCTCAAGCCTGCCCATCATGCGGCTATATTGCTCCATGTTCTTCATGGAACCGCTGATAACAAGTTGTTCAGTATCGTGACGTAAACCTCTAATGTCATGAAGCAAGTTTTCTGCAAACTCGAGCATGGTTTCCTCTACCATGGGCGGGAAAATCTTTTAGCCTCTTCCCGTTAGCTATTGGCTATCAGAATAGCCCTTGTGATACAAAAAATCAATAGATTCCTACAGGTAATTTCCCGTCGCGTTTAAATGTTACATCTCCGCCACGTTTTTTGATGCGTTGTTCCTGCTTTTTAGCAATGCCGGCATTGTCATAAGCAATCGCAGCTGCCTGTTTGACAGCCTTGGTTGTAGACGCAGGCTTGCTAGTACCAATCTTCCCTGTTTTCTTGTAAGAGCCCACCATCTCTTTGATGTTTGAGCTAACAGTCTTTTTGCTTTTACCTGATTTAAGAGGCATTTGGGAATCCTTTCGGTTGGTTCATCTTTTGCATGGCAATGTTGCCACGGTACTGTGCAATCTCTTCGTTAGAAGCAATACGCTCACGATCGATGCGGTCCTGTTCTGCCTTGTCTGCTTGTTCTACTTGCAAACGCTGTTGATCAATCTGAGCACGTTGCTGGTCACGCTGTGCGGACTGCTCTAACTCTTTCTCTTTCAACTTAATCAGAGGATCGTCCTGTGGGCCCATCATCTCAGCTTGCTTGTCTTTCACATCCTTCAAATACTGAGCTACCTTCAAGGCTATCGCAGCTTCACGTTGCAAGTCTGAAACCATATTCCCTGGGTCCATGCCATAAGCCTTGAACAAATCCACTTCAACGTCTTCTTCGGCTTTCAATCTCACGTGCTCCAAGATGTGCTTTTGCAATGTAACCGCACCCATTGGGTTAGATTGAAGAATAGGAGACATGCCCTGCATTAAATGCGCTTCAATGTGCGCATCATGCTGTTGACCAGCGAATGCACGCAATGACATACCGTCCAACACATCGCCGTTTTCCGTTGCGGGATCTTTTGGCTTGTCTGGATTCTGTGGTGTCAAGATAGCATCAATGTTCTTTGTTCCCAAGGCTTCGTACACACGACGATAGGCTTCGTAGATGTTGTGCAACTGCGGTGCTGACTGAGCAATCTGCAATTGTGTCTGTGCTAAAGTGATACGCTGTGCGCTAGAGAAGATATTAGGATCAGCAACTGGCTGAACATCCACTGAACCGTCAAAGTCGGTACGCTTAATCTTACGAGACGCGCCAACCACTTCGTATGGATACTCTTCAGGCAATGTTTCACCAAAGCCACGAGCCAATAACTTGAATTCCATCTTCTGGGCATAGTGCATGCGCTTGTGGATAGCGGACATCACGGTCGCGCCCTTTTCCATCAACGCAATCGTGGTTCCGACAGCGGCTTGTTGATTGCCATCGCCTACTTGCATATCAGCTGTGCTTGCCAAACGCTTACCGGCCTCTACGCAGAACACCATCAATGCTTGTAATGTCTGACTTGGCTCTTTGTACGGCAAAGGCAACATGGATGACTGCAAATCTGCACCACCCACGTCAATATCACGCCATTCGCCTGGTTGCAAAGGCACGTCATCGTTAGCAATACGCGCACCTTTGGTCTTAAAGCCTGCTGGCAAGTTAGACAAGGTACCCGCGTCGATTAATTGGCGCATGGCGGATGTAGCTGACTTGGTCAAGCCACCAATCAAGTGCACAAAACCAAGGCCATAGGCTCCAGGGCCCTCGACTAGCACGTAGTGAATGAAATGTTCTTTGCGAACCTTGACTTCGTTCTTCTCTTCCCAGTTACGACGGATGCCAACAACCTTGCTGCTGCCTTCGTCAATCGTAATCACATAAGGAAGCTTCACGCCTGTCTCTTCCCCGTCTTCATCCTTGTCTTCAAAGCCTGGTAAGTCCCAGTCAATGTGGAATTCCAACAAGAACAACTCTTCTGACTCGCTACCAGCCTGCACACCCACCATTTTGTCCGTGGCGTCTTGGATTTCATTGCCAATAGAAGGTGGTGTTAGCTTTTGTACGTCTGTGTCACGGTAGTAGCCATGTGTAACAAGCTTCTTGAACATGTTTTCGCTCATCGGAATGCGATGAGTCAAACGCTCACACTTGGAAACAATAGAAGAACCGTTGTACGGGATAAAAATGTCTTCGGCCAAGCATAATTTGCTG